CTAGGAAAGAATTGTATTCCAACCACTATCCCATCTCAATAGCCAAAAGTGAATCCCAAGAATCACACCAAACAGTTCAAATGGACATGATCATGAGCCAACTTCAATTGGCAGGTATAGGATCTGCAACCTCAACAGAAATGATGAGGGTATATGATTCTATCATGAGAGAGACAGGAAGGAAGATGGAGGGCATCATGAGTTATTCCCAGAAAGGAGATATGGAGGATTTCATGAACTTAAAGTCCTTACTACTCATGAAGGCAAGTTGTAATCATGGATGTGCTTCTGCCATCATGTGTGACAGATGTATTGAGATAAGTGGAGTTGCATGCTATCTCAAGATGATCAAACTTCAATTCAGGAAGAAAGTGCTCTCAAAGTTCGGCTTCTCAGCTGGGATGGGGGAATTGACTGATAGGAATGAGAGCTGGCTGAAGGGATTCCCATCTGACTACTTCGTGGTAGAAGTTGATTACATACCTGGCTATGCCATCTACCATCACATGAATCTGGTTAGATGGCCAACTTACCATGTGTACACTAAGACTGAGTTATATGCTCCTAATAGGAGACTACCTATAGGGGCAAAGTCTCTTCTCAAGTCTGGGCTGCTAGAGTCAAAATGCACCACTTGTCACTATAGCGGTAAGCAAAGGGCAAATGAGTTCCTTACAAGGGGTAACTGGGGCTTTGATGAGAGGATAAGAGACAGACCAGGATTTTGCCTATGTGAAGACCAGAGCAGGAGCAAGTGGGATGCTGAATATGATAACAAGCACAAACTTGGTGCAAATCTCAAACCATTAGGGAAGAGAGATCCTCACAAATTGGATCTTTTTGATTATCTGCAAGTTCAACCTCAGCAAGCACCTGAACATGAGAATGCTAGTCTTACAAGAGACACAGCCTGTTTGAATCACAGAGGTTTCCAAGTGAGTGTGTCAGAAGAACACTTAATTGTAAAGAGGGGTAATGTTATCTTGTTAGAGTTATATAGAGGTGCAAGAGAGACACAGAAAGACTGGGACAAAAAACTAAAACATGTCCGACATGATTATGTGGCTAGTTGTTGGAGAAGCAAAACTGACCAAAGTTTTAGATTATTGGGGGTTGACAGCATACTGACTCCAGATTGTATCTACGAATCAGGCAGGAGCATACTGGAGCTGGCAACCACAGCAAGTAATAGTCAAGACATGCTTGAGTTGGCCTACAAAAAGAAGATATTGGCTTATGGGCCCATATGTGAGCTTAATGACTTGAGTTTTTTTATCCTAGTTGTTTCTAATTACAATGTGTACACCAATTTGGAATTACCCGGATGGGTTGTATCTGAATTATGTTTGCGTATGAGAGAAGCAATGAGCATTGAAGAAATAATGTCTAAAACATTGGGTAGGAAGATACAAGGGGATGATGATGAAGGTGATACCAAGAGAAAGAAGAAATTTCGAGACATTCTAAGCAAGATCAATGCAGTTGCAAAGCCTGTTAGTGAGCAATTCAATCTTGAATTACATGAGTTGTCAACAAGAGAAACATTGATAGATTCAAAGGCCAATCTCATTCAAATTGCCAATGACTGTTGGAAGAGATCGGGGGAATTGAAACCTAGGACGCAGAGGAAGGAATTAGATGTCTACCTAAGTGACATGAGACAAAGAGGTACCAGAAACATTAATAAAAGAATCTGTGTATTCCCAATGGCTTACCCTAACCCAATAGAGGATGAAACTCACAGGTCTGCATTGCCCACAGTAGAGAGTTTAGAAAGTGATATAATGCCTAAGGACATGAGGACCACTTGGTCTCAAGGGTTAAATCATTGTAAGAATATAGTAGGTTCAAGAAATTATGTAGAATCCAAGTTGAAGTCAGAGATGGAAGCAATGACAGGTTCTCCTGAGTCAAAGCAGCACCATAATAGAGAGAACTTCCAAACAGTCATTAATCTATGCCACGAAGATCGCATTGAAATGGCTAAAAGAGGCCCGGGTGGGAAGATCATGTCGGAGGAGGACTCTGTCAAATTGAAAGAGATAGAAAGCAAGATAGGTTTTGATCCTGATGTAGACACTGATGACATTGATTTGTACTTAGACACCATGGATGTAGCACCTGATAATCAAAGTGCTGGCATTAGCAAGCAGATTATGAGTCTCTTAGAAGATGCTAAAACCAGATCAGTGAAGAAAGGCAAAATGTTTTCCGGGAAATTGCTCAACTGGTCTTTACAGAACAGGGTTAGCAAGCATTCAACGTTCATTTCCTCGGTATGTCTTGAACTCTCTTACATATACAAGAAACCGGATGGGGATAATATCTGGGTCATAAGACCAATGAGAGATTATAACTGCCTGCTCTTGAGCAAGTCCACAGGCACGCATGTCTTCTTCTCAATTGCACTACCAAAGCTGGGAGCTACCATATTAGAAACTGGGAAGCTGGGAGCACAGTTATGGGAAAGCAATGGTTGGATTTTCTCAGATATCTGTTCTGTAGTTGAAGCATCATTGGAACATTTCATAAAGTCAGGTCCTTATCTAACTGGAATCTCTTCTTATCTGCTGGAGCATTTCCAAGTGCCCATACTAGGCAAGGGCATAAACCCTCCAGACAGCTATTGGAAATGTTTGAAAACCATGCAGATCTTGTACTACAACAATAAGTTAGATGCAGAAGAACTAGTCACTTCAACTCGTTACATGTACATGAGGACACTGCAGATTGAGGGGGGTTATCCATATGATTTTGTTGAAAGATTACCATCAGTATTAAGGTCTAGATTCTCCTGCTATTTGCTACAGAGAGTAGTGTTGATAATGGATAAATATGATAAGAACCCTCCTAAACTCAAATTAACTAAAAAGAAGAAGACAGGAACCATCAGAGACTACAGATATACAGGACTGAGAACTATTTTCCATGATGACCCATGTAGTTTCAGCCAGTTGATAGACACTTTCTACTTTGGTTATGTAGTCTCCAAGACAAAAGGCAGAGTTGGGGACAGATCTTTCAAGGTGATGGAGAAGTTAATGAAGGAAGAGATATGGGCAATGGACAACATCTCCAAAGAAGATGGGTTCCTATGGAAGGAAAAATCCACAGCTTCTCGGCATAGTTGGAGTCCTGCGCTTTTGAACATGGTCATTGATTCCTTCCTCAGGAAAATGAAAAACTTGCACGGCCAAGGTTTCATTGACAGGCTAGAAAATGAGATTCTAGATGATTGGTCAAAAATGAATATTGAAGACATTGCAACCCTCAAAGCATCTGCTAGAGAGATGAACAATGATTCTGTTAACTTGCCAAGTACCAAAAATGAATCATTGACAGGTAAGTCTTATGTTGAGGCTTTCAAGAAGGCAAATCCTTCATATCAGGGTAAAAGACCTAGGGTGTTAACAGAGCTAGTCAGGATCATACATTTAACCACAAATGATATAGCTTCTAAAGGAGAAGATAATTCAGGGGGTATTGACTTGGCTGACATGTTAATGTATTCTGCTGATTCGTTGATAGAGAGAGGTTGGTTATACTGTGATTTATTTCCCAAGGATCAACATGGAGGAGATAGAGAAATCCATGTGTTGGAGATTATGGCTAGAATCTACCAGTTCTTCATTGAGAGGTTATCTAGAGTTGTGACTAGATACATGCAATCAGATAGCATAGTTAACCCTTCAGCAAAGGATTACTTCATGAGAGATCATGAGACTGCAGCACAAGCTAAGTTAGGAGAGCACACTACAATGTGTAAGTCTGCTGATGCAACAAAATGGTGTCAGAGGCATCATGCTAGTAAGTTCTTCTATATGCAGAACCGATTGACAGAAGGAAAGCTGCTAGGGGTCATCTATCATTTTTGGTTTTTGTGGACTGAAAAACGAGTAGTTGTTAGTCCAGAATTGTTAGCAATTTTAGACACTTCTGAGTTTTCCAATTCAACAAATGAAACTTTGCTAAGATTGAGATCTAGTTTCAAAAATGCAGAATTACCTTTTGTAACAACAGATGCATGCATGGTCAAATGTAGATATCAAATGTGGCAAGGTATACCGCATATCACAAGCACATTGATACACACTTTAATTCAGGAATATTGTAGAGATTTCAGCCAGTACAAGATGGAACAATCTGGATTCAAGTGTATAGTGTCAGTCATACAAGGTAGTGATGATTCTGCATGTGCCATTAGTTATTTGCCTGACAAGGATGGTCTTGCAAAGAAACTTGCTCTTAAATGTCTGAGATGGAAGGAAGAAATGTCAAAATACCTCAGCATATGGACAAGCGATGCTAAATCATCCATAGGTACTGAACTAATGGTAGAATACAACTCTGAATGGTGGCTGTGCGGCAGAATCATAAAACCAACCTTTAGATGGGTATCTTCAGCACTCAACACATCCATAACTGAGTCATTCTATGAGAGATATGGCATCTTCTATAGTCAGCTTTCTGGTTGCATAACAAATGGATTGTCATGCCTAAGTGCATCAGTGATACAGATGACCCAAGCATGGGTCCACTATTTGATACTGGGTTTCCAGAATCACTTAGCTAGGGAGATGGCCTGCACTGAATTGTTGAAATCAAAAGATCCAGCCTGTGGCTATTTCATATTAGATAGGGATGTTTCCGCTGGGACTACAGGGTATGATTTCTGCTTAATGGAGCACGCTCTAGATGGACATATAGATCCTACAACTGTTGAACTAGAGAAGGAGAACCCGATGGTCAACCTAGAGTATGAAGGTCAGATCGATAAAGACTTAAAGCATGATCTTAGGAGTTACACAATCAAGTTTGGAGATTACAAGCTTCATCAATCCTTAGTGGATGAACTGGGAATAGGTGTTTTACAGGACGCAATAGAAACTTTTGAGAAGAACCCATCATGTTTGTACAAGAAAACATTTGACTGGGAAGATCAGAAGATGAAGTTGATACTCAAACTGTTTACTCCTGGGGTTAAGTCTAGCTTGAGCAGTTATCAGCCTACAATAAGACAAGCTGCTGCAAGTGCTTACATGTTTAATAGACAGTGTGTCAGCTTCAGTGGCACAAAGGAGAAGTTCACACTCATACAATGTATGATGAAGAGAGCAAGATTAGGAGAACATGGCGTTGATAATAGCCATTCAACAAAAGAGGCACGAGAGAACAGAATCAAAATGTTCTTTCCCCATTTTGAGTCCATGTTGGACACTCTCAAGTATGTACAAGATCTAGATCACAGTTGGCAGGGTCAGCTAGCAAGCTTGACAAAGAAACACAAGGTAGAAATAATCCTATGGGGAAACATGAGCAATAACATGCCTTCTCTAATGGATTTGTGCAAAAGAAAATGGTTTCAGATGAACTCTGTCCATGTTGCCAACACAACATTTAATGAATTATGGAGGAGGGCAAGAGTGCAATACCCCTTCATAAAGGATGACCATAGGAAGACTGCTAAAGCAATGGGTCTAGATCAGTTAGGTGTGAGGAATTTCCTCATCTCAACAGAGACAAGATCCAGGAAACTAAAGTTGATGGACACAGATGCTAAATACCCTTCATTTGAGAGTGCAATATCAAGGATATTCTGGCCTGACTTGAAGTTGGTGGGTGGTGGCTCGAATTCTGCAGCAGGATGGAAAAGATTGAAACACTTGCTGTATTCTTACACAACCTTACCTTGGTCTGATGCAAAAACTAGGAAGCACTGTACGGACTTGCTTAATTCTTCTGAAGAGTTGAGAAAAGACATTCAAAATCTTCCAAAGGCCTTACAATCGTTAAAGATAATATGGCAATGCTTATCGGGGAAGTCGAATGAAGAGATACTATCTTCATTAGAGATAGCAAAGTTGGGGGTGATAGGGTTCTTTACAGATAGGCAAAATGAGGTTGAAGTGGGCAGATCTGTGAACCAGAGTAGCAGCAGTGTGAAATGGAGATTGAAACCAGGAGGGAAGCCCAAACAAGGGTATTCCGGGATAGGAAGGTGGCAGGGGATGATAGGGACATCTTCCGTCATCATTGAGATGATAGACTTGAAGATAACTAAGATTGTGATTTCAAAATTGGTAGACATCACTAGCTTATCAACAGCATTGATAAATCTCATAAGAGAGTTTAAGTGTGATGCTCCTGACCAGCCAGTACCTAGCAAATCAAATTTGTACCTTAATGAAAAAGGCATGTTCCAAGGCTCAACACTACCTTTAGAAAAGCATTACTGTGTTGTGGTCGACAAAGATGTCAGAATCACTGACATGTCTGGTCTAAACTTGTCAGAGAGCAAACTGGTAATAAAAAACACAACAATTAGAGTCATGAACAAAGTTACTACTCCACAGGGTTATAAGAGGGATGTCACCATATGCTCATTTACCACCACCTCTAATGATTGGGAACCCTTCCTTGTGAGGAAATCACAACTTGAAGGGTTAAATGAATTTGAGAAATGCTGGGTAACTGGTAATCCTTACTACTTAACTTCTCTTTCCGACATCTTGAGATTGCCCAGCAAAAGGGAAGACATGGATAAATTATTGCAACAGATAAAGAACTCAGGGGAGGAGGAAATTATCATTGGAGATTACGAATTGAAGAAATTCCAAGACTACCTGAAAGGCAGGCTGTTGGGGAATCAAGAAGCTGCTCACATAGCAACAATGAATCAGCTGCCTGATGTATTAAGATCCAGGGATAGGGAACTGAATGACCAAGACATAACTGACATGAAAGAATTGACTAGTTTTGATGAACTTGACCCTGAGGAAGCAATGCGCAGCATGGGGATGGTAAACCAACCTTTAATTCAGCCTTCTGATCACACACTCAAAGCCATGACTTGGGCAGAAGAGATGTATGAGGAAGAGGAAGACTCTGACCTTGAGTTAAGTCAATTGGATAGTGGTCAGATGGAGGAGATAGAAGATGTTTTGTTCTCTCAAGACATGAGTCATCTCGAGCAGAGTCTTCTATCTTTCCACAAGAAAAGAGCAATGCCAAGATCAAATAGAGTTCTTGACAATTTTGAAGTCATGATCTCTATGGAGCCTAAATCTGAAGAAATAGTGAGAATTTTAGTTGAAAGAGATCGGAAGTCATCTGTCCGGTTCCACACAAATATTGGTGCTTACATATGCTTAGCTTTGAATTCAAATATCATGCAGAACCAAGATTCAGTAAGTTCACTAGGAAGTAGGGCAAGAGACTTTGCTAGCATTGCCATCAGTAGGTCAGGGGTTACTAACAAGGTTGAGAAACTGGATAAGTTGAAAGAATCATTAGGGTTTTTGAATGATGCTATAGAAAGGTCACCAGAGCTGCTAAGGGAGGGATTGGAGCATCAGAGGAATCTGGTCCTAGAAGAAATAAACAACCTGAATGCTTTAGATTCCTATTCTGGCAACATGATAACAGAGTACTGGAAGTTCTGGGGTAAGGCAATAATGTGCATGGAGGACAAGAAATACTGGAACAAGAGGAGATTGACTCAAGATGAGGAAAGTTTAGTTGAACTCTTGATGATAGATGCGAAAGACAGGTCCATGCAGTTAAATGAGATAAACTTCATTAGCAAAGATGCAATGGATGAAAGAATGTTATCTTGTAGTAGAAGAGTTGTAACACCATTGCAAATACAGGCTGTAGCAGAACTATTAGAGAGGGACATATATGTTTTCATAGAAGAGGGTTATACAAATGAATCCCCAGCATTGATGAGCACAGATGCTAGAAATTCAAAAGGGTACATTGACGTGTTAATCCCAAGGTCCTGGGCAGTGATTAGAGCAGAATAGTATAAGATTAGTAGGATTGTTTTAAATTTTCC